TCAAATTCAAATGTACCTTTGGCATCAAAAGCCTGACGAATTATTTTCTCATTATCAAAGGGTTCAATCTCCTTGCTCAAGTTTATCATAAGGCGATCTCCACAACAGCTGGTCGGTTGTTTTGCCCCGACTACCTTTGGTGTCAGGGCTAAGCCAAAAAAAGACTTTAAGCGGTTAAATAAACTTTGCTCCTCTGATTGAGTAGGTTCTTTTCCCTCTTGTTTTTTGCCCTTTGGTGCTGGGGCTGGTGGTGGCTCTGTTGGGGTCGGCTGTTTTTCTTCCGATCCTTCCTTCAGCTTGTTATAATTATCAGGCTTAGGAATTCCGTAAGTTTCATATAAGAAATCATCACTCATTGGTAGCTTCATTTCAGTAGCCAGTCCTTTATGGATTTCAAACATCTCTTTTTTAGACAAACTATCCTCTTCACCAGCTACAATGAACTTTCCGCTTTTGGTGTCAAATCCGTGAGCCTTCAATATTGGAATGAAACGGCTATTTAAAATGCGCCTTGCAAACTTGATGTCTGATTCATGCTTGCGGTCGTCCTGTCCCTCATGGGTTTTCGATTGCGCATATCCTGAGCTTTCGCTGCTTTCCGTAGTTTCCGTGCTTCCTAAAATCGTTTTACTGATCTCCTTATTGAGCAAGGCAATAAATTTGGTTTGCAGTTCGCCATTAGCATTGCTTTGCTTATCCAATAATTTTACATTCGTGCCTTCAGGTCGAACCAATCCGCCACCACTCCCAAGGGCTTCAATAGCCTGTAAAAGCAATTGCCTTTGCTCATCGTCATAGCCGTCCCAAGTGGCATCTACTAAAGGATTACCGAATACTTGCACGAACATAGCGTAATCGCCTAATCCCCCTCTTTTCAATACCTGATAAGGAGCTACCTTCAGCAATAAGCCTAAGTCATTGGTTCGTCCTACCTCCATAATGGTTTTGGCATAAATCCCCTTTCGGATGTTTAAGCCTTCATCCGAATAGGCATCATGCGCAATGATCCCGTGCTCAGGTCGCATGTTCAATTTTGGTACTACCCAAAGGCTCATTTCCTGCTCTCCTTCGGAATTGGTGTAGAACTTTGGCTCTATCATGGAATAGCCCCAAAACCTTGAGTTGATGATTTCAGTCAGCATGTCATCAAAGCCGATGGTATCAATCAGCTCATTAATAGCATCTATTTCAGTGCCTTCCTTATCCACGAACTTCCAGCCTGCTGAGGTTACCGCATCAATCCTTTTACCCGTAACCGCTTCTACATGACCATCTAAAGCCACATCCGCATACAAATCATAAAGCAATACTCTTCGTGGGATTCTGCTTTCAGCCGATTGCAGGGCATTGCGCCAAGTTTGAATATCCTGATTGGTACGGTGAAAGGGTCTGACATCAATTTGATTATTGATTATGCTGACTGGTGCGCCCCCCGGTTGAAGCTTGGGGTTTTTAGTGTTCAATATTTTTTTATTTCTCTTCATGGCTTAGTATTGAGTGTTTCGTCTTGGTGCAGAGGTAATTTTCCAGCTGTCGCTAATGCCTTCAGGCTCGTTTTTTCTTGGCCATCCATCAGGCACGAATTCGCCTTTTTGGATTTGCTTCAATCGCTGAATGGCTTTTTCGTATCGCTCCGCCTGAAATTCAATGTTCATATTAGGATTGGCCAGTACGATAAAGTGCCAAACTGCTATGTCCTTTAGGAAGGTTAAAAGGAGTTCATCCCTATCATCGTCCACCGATCCGAACAATGTTTCAAGGTCATATTTACTGAGAAAGCCTTTAGCTTCTTGAATAGCTGCCTTAATGGCTTTCTCAAGTAAAGTGCCTGCATCACGTTCAATGTTATTGATGATTTCGGTGTACATGTGGGTGTTAAAATCGGCTCTTGTTAGCATAGCTTAAAATCGTTTAGGGTTTTTTCTGAATGGCTTCATGGTGTGTATTTTACTCACGTCTGCCACCGTTTTTGAATTAATTTTAAATACTGCTCCCTCTACTGCATCGGGTGCATCATCATGCGCTCGGCTGGTTGGTGATAAAGCTTTGAATTGTGCCTCAGTAGCCTTCATGTGTTCGCTTGGCTTCAGGTCTTCATTGAACCACAGCTTTTCATTTCTATTCAATGGCTCCAGTAAGCTTTCAATCCTAAAGAATTTATCAGGCTTCACTCTTTCATCCGCTCGTAATGGAAGTGTGATTTTATGCCTGTTATTGGCTTTCTCCATTTCCATCTTCAAGGTATCGTCAATCGATGGCCACTCGATGTAGAAAAAGACAGGCACCACGCCATTGACCATTTTCATGATCATATATTGCCAGTCGAGCATATCGGCTGTACTGGTCTGCGCACAAAACATCTTCAATACATGATATTCATCTTTCCATTTGCCGACCAAGCATGTGGCTTTAAAGTCATTCTTTTTCCCTCCTTTATAGGATGGATCGGTGTATGCAATAAGGAATTTGTATTCCCTTAGCGGTGGCATTTTCTTATAATGCACTTCCTTAAATACCTTGCCCTGTGTAATCGGATTATTAAAGTACTCTCCCTGCTGGGCTGCATAGCTGATTTTACTTAAGGCTCTATCAATCTGCTCCTCACTGTTTTTTTGTGGCCATGAAGATTTTCCATCCTTATTGCGGATGTTGACCAGTTCATAGTGATCAGCCATTTCCATTGCTTTCAGCATACAGCAATGTTCGGCTATAATATTACCGCAAAAAATCACCAATAAAGGATTTGAAATTGACCTAGTGGCTAGGAAGGCTCTTTCTATCCAATCCCATTTCTTATCTACCGTGTCAGGATTTCGGCAATCCTCATCGGTGTCAAAGTCATCAATCAAAAGCACATCAGGTCGAACCGCTTCGTTCCTGGTACCACGGGGAGATTGCCCGGCACCAATTGCCCTGAAGGCTACTCCCTTTCGGGTAATGAATTCACTATCCGACCAATTTCCGTATTTCTCTTGAATGCCGTAATCGTGCATGATTCGGTCATTCTTTTCCAATAGTACTTTGTAAGGCTTCAGCAATCGAACGGCATTATCAAAGCTATTGGAGGTCAATACCACATTATGCTTTTTGCCAGTCAGGATTAATTTAAGTACCTCCATCATGGTTCGCCCTGATTTGGCAAGCTCCCTTGACCATGGTCGGGCTTCATACCATTCAGGATTGTTCATGACCAGCTTAGTACTTCTTTTATGGAATGGAGCTGGCTCTGAAGTATAGTAAGCAGGAAAGTAGTATTTGAACCACTCCTCATCGTTTGCCTCAAGTCTCTTAATCCGCTTGAGTTGCTCGGTTTTATCCTCGTTGTAATCTACAGGGTTGTCCCTGTTCATGTTCACTACAAACTCATCCCAATCAAATAAGGCTCTTTTGTCGGCTGCTTTTATCATCTGATTTGGGCTTTAATGAAGTGGTCAGCCAATACGGTAATCTCTTTGGCTTTTTCATAATCCTGATGGCGGACGAACACTAGGAAGTTTTTCATCACTTCCATGATTTCAGCCAGAGCCGTCTCGGTCTCCATGTCCTTTATGGCTTTAGCTATTTTACTAAGTGTGTCGGCTTCTTTAGAATTAGCGAATCGATCGCCTTTTTCTCTGCCCATAATCTTATCATTCAACTCAGTCAGCTGCATGTACATTCTGCGCATTTCAGCCTCTTTGGTGATGAGCGTGCTTTCTCGCATCCTGTCCCAAAGCCTATCATCTGCATTCACCCATTTATTGATAGTCTGAGGAGATACGCCCACTCTTTCGGATAGCTCTTTTTGCACAGTTACTCCTTGCACGGTATAGAGTAATTTGGCGTGTTCATGCTTCTGTTGCATGCTTTGTGAAGTGTTTTTTTGCTTTGCCATGCTTCAAAATTCAGCCCTTTATAAGGCTTAAAAAAATCCATTATTTCTAAGCTAGCACTTTCTGCAAGCTTAGTACTACAGCTACTGCTAGCTGTCAAAAACCCAATTTTTTAGCCCCGAAAAACCGCTTTTTCTTTGTGAAGAATCGAGGGAAATAAACCCAAATTTTAATCATGAAGAAAAGCACTAAGCGATTTGTAATCAGTACTGAAACTCAAAATAACCTTGGCTTCAAGGTGAGGACTTCAGGCATTGACCTAAATCAATTCAACAAAAACCCACTATTACTGTGGATGCATAAGCGACCAAAGGGAGAGCGTAAAGATGAAATCTTGCCGCTTGGATTTTGGGAAGACTTAGAAGTGAATGCGGATGGTCAATTAACAGGAGTGCCGTCATTTGATGAGACGGATGACTTTGCCATGTCTATTTATAACAAAGTAGAGAATGGCACTATCAAAATGGCGAGTGCTGGCCTTAGTCCTGTGGAATGGAAGGAAGAGAACGGTGAGAACTGGCTTGAGAAGTCAGTAGCATTAGAGGCTTCCTTATGCGACATAGGCTCTAATCCTGATGCGCTTGCAGTTGTGCTTTATGATGAAAATGAGCAAGTCATTACCCTCTCTCAAGACTACCTAAAGAAAGTATTACCACCAAAAAAATCAGATATGAAAAAGATAGAGTTAAGCCCGTCAGTCCTGCCGCTTTTAAAGCTTGCGGACGGGGCTACTCCTCAGGATTCACAAGAAGCTGAGGAAGCAATCCAAAACATCGTAACGCTGGCCAATCAGCAAAAAACGCAAATCAACACTTTGAAAACCGAGAAAGCGGACGAAGTGAAATTGAGGGAAAAGGCTGAGGAAGATTTATTGACCCTAAAGGCGGACCAGGAGAAAGAGAAAAAGACTGCTCTTTTAGATCAGGCCATTAAGGTAGATCGCAAAATCACAGAAGACCAGCGTGAGGACTTTGTAAAATTAAGCTTTGATCACGCCAAGAGCATTTTGGATAAAATGCCTGCCAACCCATCAGCTGAAGACAGCTTCAATGATGGAAAGGACAAAGCCAAAGAGAAATATGTGGAACTGAGCTGGAAAGAGCTGGATAAGAAAGGAATGCTGATCGCCTTGAAAAAGGATGATTTCGGACTTTTCAAAGCAAAGTTTCAGGAGGAATTCGGAAAGGAATATCAAGGCCAATAAGAGCCTTGATACTCTTTGTCGGACATTTTAACCAATACCAAAACAAAGTCAATCATTAAAAATAGAAATCATGAAAAAGATAAATTTTAAAAGTTTACTATATAACATAGTCATGGCTCTCCTAATCGGGATTGTAGCCAGCACCACGGTTGGTGCGAACCTCTATGCGGTTGCTGGAGGTACATTTGCCCTTGGGTTTGTCATCTCCTTTATTCGACCGATTATCGCACCTCGTTGGAAAAATGGCGTGCTGATGATGGCGGTGCAGAAAGAGATTTGGCAAGACCATATTGAAGAGGAAATATTTAAGGATAATGGCTTTTTGAAATTTGCCAAGCAAGTAAGCAAGGAGCATATCAACGGTAGAGCCGTTCACATTCCACAATCAGGTGGTTCAGGTAATGTAGTGAAGAATAGAAATACATTTCCTGCATCTATCAGGAC